CCCCGGTGTATTTTCTTTTGATAAATCTAAACTTGGCTGAGTAGATAAACCCGTCGAAAATAATGTAGGAAATTCTTTTCTCAATACCAGACTTGCATAAGAGTCGAACCTGATCAATAAGATCGGGCATGAGATCGGGCTTTGCTTTGCCGGATAAATCACGATCGATGTCAATGGCACGAACCCAGCCTTCAGCATCGGGATTATGATCGCTAGGGCGCGCTGCGTGTCTCGTGTCACCGATCCATCCATCGCTAGACCTGTCACGACCTGCGTAGGAATCATCAAACTGCTCGCGTAGCTGTATTGCAGCCTTACTCAGTCTTGGCTTCACTCGGATTTAGGTATTCTTGATAATCTGAGTTGGCAGGATCTAATGGAATCCAAGCAACATTGCCAGCCTCATCTGTACGCTTAATCATTTTTGAACCTAATTCAGTTACTTCCTCATATTCAAACATCTTATAGCTCCGAACTTGCCCAGATACGGGCTGTTGTATTTACAGTTTTTAATTCTGTTCCATTTCCTGCAACCAAACCTGCGGTTACTGTACCCAAACAACGGCTACCAATGACACTAGGATTTTGGAAAGATAATGCCGTCAATGCAATATCCGAAGCAGTTGCGTTAAACACTTCAAAGTCACTTGCTGCACCTGCGCCAATAGACATTGTAGGAGCTGAGCGCATTTGACCGTTAAACTTTAAGAAAGCTGCTAATCCTGTTGTTCCATAGGCAAAACCTGAAGCAAGTGATTGCTCCATTACTCCACCAAATGATTGGAAGTAGTATTGGCACAATGCCAATTCGCCTTGAATGGTACCGCTTGCAGTCTCAAAGGGGGTTGCCTTTTGTCCGTATTCAACCTGCACACCCCAGAAGCTAAAAGTATTAGTCTGGATGCCTAGGCTGCCTGTACGAGAATCAAAAGTAGATCCAGCAGAAACAAAAAGATTTACTCTTAATGAGTTTTCAGCACCGCCTACTGTTTTACCTGAAATAGAAGGCACGGCAACAGTTACAGAATAACGCGCCCAAGATGTTGAAAGCGTAACTTGTCCTGCATAAGTATTTACGCCAGTTGAGCCACCTGTACCAAACTCTTGAAATAATTCAACTGCGACTTTAGGTGTGCCACTTGCTGACTTTGCCCAAAAAGATAGAGTAACTGTTTGACCTGCGAAGGTTCTTACATCTTCAATGTAATGGCGCAGGATCGTTACATCTCCTGCTGCTGACTGTCCACTGCTTTGTAGTGATGCGAAGTTTTTGCCTTCATAACCTGCTACTGGAGCTGCGCCAGTTGTAAAAGTTTGTGCAGAGTAAGTACCTGTTCCACCTACATTTGCAAAAAGCCAACGATCAAAGCCATAAGTTCCGCTAGTTGTGCTGCTAGTAAAAGATCTCTGATTTATGTAAAAGTCACCATTAATGATCTTATTCTTGCCTGCTTGACCAAAGCCAATGTTCCAGACAGATGTGTCGATGGAATCGCCTAATGTGCGAATGTCTGCCGCACCATTTTTTACAAGGCTGCTGTTATCTGGCTCTGACCAGCCATAGTTCGGTGAAAGTGCCATTAGGTTAAAGCTCCTGTCGCGTTTGTCCAAGTTAGTATAGCATTTACATCATTCCAGACCAGTGAGGCTGGCAATACTGTTTCCCATTGTGTGGTAGATAGTGAAAAGTCTGTGGCTGAGACATAAAGAGTCATGTCCACATAAGTAGGGGTTGCATTGACAGCCACATTCTCCACGAAACCATCGAATGTACCGCCCAATAGGTTAGACGGTAAGTTACTGATCAGTACTGGCTGGCCAAAAAATACCCCAATAAGGCTGTCAAGCATTGCAGTAGGCATGTCTGGATTATCTAATCTAAAGGTAATAGCACCCAGCGAACCTCTAGGGTTCTTTCGCAGATTAAGCTCTCTAGTGCCAATATCAGTAATGTCTGACAGGTTCTTGATGTTTGAGTCAGTAGAGAACTCAAAGAGGCCGTATGAGGCGATAGAATCGGAATCAGAGGTACTGTAAGTGCTCGCGTAGCCTGCGCCGTAGCGATAGATCAAGCTGTTACGGATACGGGCTATCTGGGTCTGAGATGTAATTGATCTAGGTGTTGCATAAGAGGCATCAAGATTAGTAAAGCCGTTAGCAGCTAGATAGTTGGAGCGATGGTCAGCATCGTCATAAGAGACATCTCCATCCTTCTCCTCGTAGATTTGACCTAGTGCGCTAGTAGCGATCTGATCTGCAAGGCTCTGAGATTTAGCAGATGCGTTAGCTGCAAGGTTAATCATGGTGTAAAAGCCTGAGTCAATTGTGCCGATGTAGGACTCAGCATCAAGCCAAGTCTGTGTGGCCGGATAGGTATCCCATGTCAGAGTAGGTGTGACTTCTGCCCATGTAAGGTTAAGAGCGTTGCCTAGAATGGCTGCGATCTGAGCACCATCTAAGCCTTCTGCAAGTGCTGTGTTATAGACAGCCTTAGTCAGTTTAGCCAGAGATCCAATACCTAAAATCGTGCCAGTGGTGATAAAGCCTGTTTCCTCTGGGCTTCTCACTCCGATGTTGAAGTCTGATACCTCTCCACCAAATACTGTGACATAAGTGCCGCTGCCATTCTTTAGCTCTAGCAATACTGGCTCTGTAACATTGATAGTGAACTCAGCCCCAGTGGTGTTGATGATCTCTACTCGACAGTAACCTGCCGTAGGCTGGCGATCAATATCTAAACGACCGGATGCGAAAGATACAGAGGTGACAGTTGTATAAACATCGTCTCCGACAGTTACACGCCATTCTGGAAGCCATGTCACGGTAGAGCAACCAGCGTTCCTCTAGAGCGAGCCTGACGCAATACATCGTCAATAGCCTCAGCAATAGCGTTAGGATCTCCTACACCTGTATTGACTGTAATATTTACTGGCGCAGCACTAGAAGCTGCTGGAGTTAAGCCGGATAAAGATCCACCGAATTGGTACTGATCGCGTGCCTCAAAGTAAGTCAATTCTTCGTTAGTAAAGCCTCTAGATGGTCTGACACCACCCGCTCCAGCAATAGGGTTCAAGCTGCTAGGCATTACAGGTGGCGCTCCCATTGAAACTGCTGCACCTGCTGGTGAACCTGTGTTGATCTGCCTTAGCAATGCAAGTGCTTGATTGAGGTTATCTAGGTTAATTAGATCCCTTGGGGCAATTCCTTTAAGGATACTCTCAATCTCAGCAAGTTTAATCTTCTGATTGCTTAAAGCACCAAAGATTTTTAGATCCTCATTAAGTCTGTTTGTTGCAGCTGTTATAGCCTTGACATCGCCTGAGGCAATGGCCTCGTCTAGGGCTAGGATGCTCTCTTTCAAGCGCAAGCGTGTAAGGTCATTAGTGATCTGGAGCAATTGTGTTTGATTAGTTACTTTGCCTAATTGCTCGGCTTGATTAATCTTGGCAGCTTCTAGCTGGATCTTTTCTAGGTCAAAAACTTCTGTGCCCTTGCCAAGTGCAAGGTTAGCCTTATCGATAGCCAGTTTTAATTGCTTGGCTTTAAGTTGCTTCTGTTCTTCTGTTGTCAATGCTTTAGCAGTTTTTAAGGTTTGAGCGTATTTGCCAAAACCTTTCTCAAATGCTGTTGCATTAGAAGCTGCTGTGTAATCAAGTTCTGCTGTAACTTTTCCTAAGTCTCTGAGAATACTTAAGTAAGAACCAAGAATAGGAATCATTTCTATGCTTAGCATATTAAAACCCGGAATAGCCTTTAGTTTTCCTGTTAGTACACCTATGCCACGAATAACATCTGCTAGATATAAAGCAGTGCTTTCCATAGATTTGGCTAGATCATCTACTGAGTTTTCATCGCCTAAACCTTTGAGAGCATCAATGAGACCTTTACCAATAATTTCGGAAGCATTAGCAGAAGCCACTGCTAGTTTGTCAATCGATCCCTGATAACTGTTAGCTGCTGCTGTGGCAGACCCGGCGAAGGTTGTTGTTAATTCATCTGTAATTTGCTTGAAAGATTTGGACTTTAGATCAGCCTTAGATATGCCCACGCCCAGTTTAGATAAGGCTGTGTTGTTTCCTAAATATGCGCGACTCAACGCTGCTGTAACCGAGCCAAGATCCTTGCCAGTAGAGGCTGAAATGTCTAGCGCAAGATTTAGAAGTCTCTGTGCTTCGTTTGTATCTTGAACTGCTACCGCTAAAGTCTGATAAGCCGGACGAAGATTATCGTCAAGGATGCCGAACTCTGTTTGTAGTCTCTGGATATAGGCTTCTGAAGATGCTGCATCTCGGCCAAGCCCCACATTGCGTAGAGCTAGTGCTAACTGGTTCTGTGCCTTCTCATCGGCTGCAGCAGCCTTGATTGCGTTCTTGCTGTAAGCCAGCACCGCTGTTGCACTGAAAGCTACGCCAAAGGTTTTAGCAAGTGTCTTAACATTCTTAATGAGTTTATCTGTTGCAGAATCCGCCTG